ATCATTACATTTATCATTATATTTATCATTACATTTATCATTACATTTATCATTACATTTATCATTACATTTATCATTACATTTATCATTACATTTATCACTGTCAAATTCTAAAATAGAAATAGAATATAGAACATCTGCTATACGTTCTGAAGAATTGTAAATATATCCTTTACTAACGCGTTTATATTGTTTAATTAATTCTATATTTTTACCAGCATCATTTAGTTCATATGTTATATTTTTCAAACCTTGTGTTACAGGACAATATTCAAGACTTTTTATGTCAGATTCAATATACTGACGAACCCAATTTCTGATAACGGTGAGATCTTCGCAGTAAAAAACATTAACGATTTCATCATTATCAGAGGGTGCGGTTTTTAAAACAATGTACATTGTACTTTTATTTATTTATAATTCCCAAAGAAATTTATTTTATTAAAATACTTTTCAAAATATGTTTTATATACGTATTTTGAACATTATTAGTGTTAATATATGTTGATCAAGAATACAAAGTCGAAGCTCATTAATTTGGTACCCAATAGTTTTGCACTCTTCCACTTGGATCTTTTGATTCTGACCATTTTGGTTCCCACATTTTAACAGTAAATTCGCTAGTATTTTTATAACTAGTGTTATTAAACAATTTGCAAAATATAGTTCTATATAATAAATGTTCCTTTGTAGTGGGTCTATTATAAACATAATGATTTTTTAGATTATTAAATTCCAAGTCAGAATATTTTGATTCACAATATTGTTTTAAACAGTGTATCCAATTATTTTTGTTGTCATTTAAACTACTAACTCCATCGCTAAATTGTTCTTTTTTTCTATACAAGATAGATTTTGGTAAAAATCCAACAAATGAATCTCTAAGAATTTGTTTTTCTATGTGATTATCCGATGTTTTTCCAAATGTTTTCCATTTTGGATGTAATCCAAGTATATAATTAACATAATCTATATCTGCAAATGGAACACGAACTTCAATTGAATTTGCCATACACATTTTATTTGCTCGTAAACAATCAAACGAATGGACATTACTTACTAAATTAATAGTTTCTATTTGAAAGTCTTGTTCACTTGGTGCATTTGCGCCATATAAATAACATAACAATTCATCAGATAATTCTCCAGAAAATAATACTTTTAAATTTGGATAATCTTGTTTAATACGTTTTGTAAGGAGATACATTGGTGTACTTGCTCGAATAGTAGTACAGTCGTAACTTTCAGCATACCAAATAACATTTTCGAGATTATTTATACCTTCATCTACGGTAAAATTATATTCGTGATGTTCAGTGTTTAGATATTCCGCAACAGTTCTTGCTGCTACTAAATCAGGTACAGTTGCATCTACTCCAATACTAAATGTTTTAATCTTTTTTGTATATCCCATTTCATCTGCAATACTAACAACCAAACTTGTAATTAAACTACTATCCAAACCTCCAGATAATAACACACCAAAATCCAAATCGTAATCAATGACATCACGTAATCGTGTTCTTACACTTTGTATCATTTTTTCACGAACGTTTTGCATAATAATATTATGCTGTTGTATTGGATTAAGTATTGGATTAATTATTGGATTAATTATTGAATTACGATCTTTACGATCAGAAAACATTTCATAAAAATTGTAATAATTAACTGGTGTTTCTGGATTAAAAGGTGAGTCTAAAGAAGTGTAAAGATAACTTCTTGGATAAAAAACCTTGATATTATCAACTAAACTAGAATTTGGATTAACTAAACTAGAATTTGGATTAACCAAACTAGAATTTGGATTAACTAAACTAGAATTTGGATCAACTGAATTTGGATCAACCATAGTTAAACACTTTAATTCTGAAGAAACAACAAAACGAGTAATAATATTATTACTAGAATTAGAATTAGAGTTGTATTTATATCCAATATATAATGGTGTAACTCCGATAGGATCTCTTGCAATTAAAATATGTTTTGTTTCAATATCGTATAAGAAAAATGAGAATTGTCCTTGTAATTTTTTAAGCATTTCTGGTATATTTTGTTTATACCGTTCGTAAAGTGGGAATATAATTTCACAATCTGATTTTGTACATTTATAATCCAATTCCTTTTCCAAAGATCTCCAATTAAAAATTTCTCCATTGATAATTAAAAACAATGTGTTATTTTTATTTACAAGTGGTTGAGATGTATTGTCTCCTGTTATTTTTAATCTAGTATGAATCATCAAGATACTTTTATCAAAATTAGGATCTATAATTAAATTATTGCCATTTGAATCTGGTCCTCTATGTAATAATTTAGATGTTACTGATTCAATTGTAGATTTGTATTTTTGGAATACTTGTTCTCTATTATCATCAGTTGGTTTAATACTTGATGTTTCAATTAATGCAAAAATACCACACATTTTAGTTTAAAAACAATAAGAATTTTATATTATTTATATATATTCAATTTTTACCAATGAACGTAATTTTTATACATATCGGAACTGAACTACCAAAATGTTTATTTGACAGTTTATATCAAACATTATTAATCAACGAATACAAGGCAAAAATTTATGTTATAATTGATGATTCTACAATCGATACATTTAATAGTAAAGTATCAGAATTTTCGTTTAATCATTATACAAAGACAAAATTTGAATATTTGAATATTATAAACGTAGTTCCGTTATCAATTTTAGAAATGAATGCATCAAATGATGTTACATTTAATAATTACAAACAAGTTGTTACACAAAAATTTCAAAATTTGTCTGAATTTAGAAGTGGGTTTTGGATATCAACTACAGCTAGATTTTTTTATATATCAATATTGATGAAAATGTTTAATATAAAAAGTGCTTTTCATATAGAAAACGATATAATGATGTATGATAATTTCTATGATTTATACAATTATATATGTAAAATGTATAATGTGTCATCGGTAGATAAAGTATGTATGGTACAGGATGCTCCGGAAAGGGTAATACCTAGTTTATTATTTTTCCCGGATTATGATTCACTTAATATTTTAACCCAATATATAACAAACGAATTGTCTAATTCCGAAAGTTTTTTAAACGATATGAGTATCCTTGGTTCATTTGTTGATAAAATACAATTACCAATAATTCCGGGTGGAGGTAAAATAATTTTTGACGGGGCTGCATTGGGTCAATATCTGGGAGGAGTAGATTATAGAAATTTACCAAATGCAGATGACCCGATTGTTTGTTACAACAATCCATCTCGTGGTTTTGTAAATGAAACTGCTATTATACGAGCAAACGAATATAATTTTTCAAAATCAAAAGTAATACTTGATCATTTAAGAGTTCCAGTGTGTGTTCCTATTTTATATGATAAAAATTCCAATCAAAATAAAATTACACAAATTGCAAATTTGCATATTCATAGTAAACAACTGTATCAATTTTCAAGTGTATGTGATATTCATTTTGATGATATAATATCAGGAGACAGAATTTTGTCATTGTGCGATTTTGTATTAGTAACAAAACCTATTATCGAATTTCACAAGAATATCGAAAAATACGCAAAAGACGTTATTTTGATACGTGATTTTAACAATATTAATATGTTATTATTGAATAGTTTTTTTAAGAATCATTGTGAAAAAAATAATACAATGGTTGTGAAATTATTTATTTATACTCATATTTTGGATGATTTTCAAAAATTTATATTTCCTAGACTAGATAATTCTATACATTACGATTTGTATTTACATAATTCTGATCATGCATTTATGGATAAACATATTGATATGTTAGATAGTGATTACATTAGGAAAGTTTATGCACAAAATTTGGATACTACATTTACTTCTGATAAATTGACATTATTGCCAATAGGTATAGCAAATTCAATGTGGAAACATGGCAATATCTTAGAGGTATATAAAACAATTAGCCAAGTGTATAAAGTAAAAAAGGTAAAATCAATATATATAAATATAAATCCAACTACATATTTTTATAGGAAAAATATTTTAGACAAGATAAATGAAAAGGGTATATTAAAAGTGTCTACAAATAAACCTTACAGAGAGTATTTACAGGAATTAGCTGAACACAGGTTTTGTTTGTGTATAAGAGGTAATGGTATAGATACTCACAGATTTTGGGAGAGTTTGTATGTTGGTGTAATTCCGGTTATTATTAATAATAAAACTACACTTTGTAATAATTTTGTAAAATATTTACGTTATTTGGATGTACCTTTTTATGAAATAAGGGAAGATGATTTGGATAAGATGTTTAATAAATATACACAGGATTTTTTCAATGACGTTTTATATTCTGAAATTAATACAAATTCAACTATTTTCAATACTGAATGTTTAAAATTAAATTTTTACAAATAAATATTTGCGATCACAAGATCGTTAGAAAGCGATATTAAAAATATTATTTAAAACTAGATAGTTAGATTATTTGCAATCTAAAATGGAATCAGGATTTGGACAAAATCTAGAAGGTTTTTTAATTAAGGGAAATTTGTCTCTGGTACCATCTGCAAATCCGTCATTACAAGGGGATGGATCAGTAGAAGGTTCTGGGATTTTATATTTTGATTCTATTAGAGAATACAATTATTCAAGTGGAGTTAATATTCAAGATGTTTCATTTCAAAATGGAAAATTAACAATACCATATACAATTCCAAGTGACAATGCTACTTCAGCAAGTGTTATTATAGATGGTGGTATGTCTATAAAACACACACAAAATGCATCTAGTACGACATCAGGTGGTGCACTTACTGTAGTGGGTGGGGCTGCTATAGGTAAAGATTTATTAGTTGGTGGCGTCGTTAATATGACTGGGAATGCTATAAAAAACTTGGCATATCCTGTGATTGGTAGTGATGGTGTGAATAAGGATTATGTAGACTCGGTAGCTGGAAGGGTATCTGGTAACTTTACCACTGGTCAAGTGATTTTTGCAGATTCAAACGGTGATGCTATACGTGGTTACTCGTTTTTGAAAATAGATTCTGGTAAATTAGATTTATCAATACCGTTATCTATTACAAATACGAGTAATGCTGATGGGTCATCAGCTTCGTTGCAAATATTTGGGGGTGTAAACATTAAAAAGGATACTATAGTAGAAGGTTTGATAAATCTTTCTGGAAATTCTATAATCAATTTATCATCGCCAGTGAATAATTTGGATGCAGCTAACAAAGAATATGTTGATAATTTGATTACTAATTTAACATTTGGTAATATATCTGGAAATTTTACAACTGGACAATTAATTGTTGCAGATACATCAGGAAATACTATAAGAGGATATGATACTTTAACATTTGATGGGACCACATTGACATTATTTAATACAAGTAATAATTCATTTGTGTGTTATGGTGGTATTTCTATAAATAAAGATGCATTTATTGGTGGGGTACTTGATGTAAATAATAACAATATTATTAATGTAGCAGATCCGGTAAACAATTTGGATGCAGTTAATAAAGAATATGTTGACAATTTAATTACGAATTTGACATTTGGTAATATATCTGGAAATTTTACATCTGGACAATTAATTGTTGCAGATACATCAGGGAATAATATAAGGGGCTTTGATAATTTTACTTTTACAAGTAATGCTAATGGTAGTGGGTCTGTTATTTTAAGTAATGTTACAGATATTCGTATTCAAAATACTAGTAATGCTACAGGATTAACAAACGGTGGTACATTATCATCATTAGGTGGTGCAAGTTTTCAAAAAGATGTATATATAGGTGGTGTATTGGATGTTAATTTACAAAATATCAAAAGTGTAGCTGATCCTATTGATGATTACGATGCTGTAAATAAAGAATATGTTGATAGTTTATTTGCAGATTGTTGTAGTGGTAGCGGTGGAGGTGGTAGTGGTATTTCAACAAATGTTTTTAATTTGAATAATAATGTATTATCACCAGAAGATATACCGATTTTTTATTATCCAGAATCAATTCTTGCTTTTACAGCAAGTGTATATGTACAATATAATAATACAAGTACAGCATTGTATACAATTCGTGGTATACATTGTGGGGATTCTTGGGATATTACAAGTAGTTATATAGGTAATCCTTTAGGTATAAATTTTTATATAAGAAATAATTCTGGTCAAGGTCTTTTACAATATACAAATAAAAATACAAGTGGATTTGCATCTATAAGATTTTCTACGAGCTCCAATATAGATATTTCTTCTAGTAGCAATCAATTAAATATACCTATTTTGGATAATATTACTACTTTTACAAATATACCGATTTTATCGTTTCCAAGTGGCTCAGTTGATTCATTTAAATTAATAGCATTTGTATCTAGTGAATTAGATGATCAATGTGGAATGTTTTTTTTAAATTCTGTGTATACGAATGGAGTATGGGTTTTAAATAGTCATAACATTGGTAGTATTGGTGGTATAGAATTTAGTATAAGTAACAGTGGTGTAGTACAGTATAAGAATAAGAATAATAATTTAGCAAATGATTATACAGTAAGAGTTGTACAATATTCATTTTTAACTGCACAATCAAGAATTATATTAGATGCTAATACTATTGACCCTACAAATATAAATACTACAGATTTAGCATTTGAAAATATTACAAATTTTCAACTATCATTAGTGGCAAATGATATTGTAACAAATAAATCTGCTCTTTATGAAATACACGGTATTTTAGATGGAACCGTTTGGAAAATAAATTCTAGATATATAGGTGATGATTTGGGGGTAAAGTTTTTTATAAATACAATTAGTGGTAATACTGGTATTTTGCAATATACAAATAACAATACGGATAATGTGAATATTAGGTATAATAAACGTCTTCAAAATTTATTTGAGCCACTTACTGTGACATTGGGTGGTACGGGTAATTCTAGATTTAATCCATATGCTGTATTAAGAGGTAATGGAACAAATCCTATAATTGGAACTGATGATTTTATATACCAGGATTATAAATTAACATTAGGAGAAGAATCATCTATTGTTTTAAAGAATACTACTACGGCAACTAGTTTAACAAACGGTGGATCATTAATATCATATGGTGGTGCAAGTTTTCAAAAGGATGTATTTATTGGTGGTCAATTGGATGTAAATTTACAAAACATTAAAAACGTAGCTGATCCAATTGTTGATTATGATGCTGTAAATAAACGATATGTTGACACTGCTATAGACAATTTGGATTTAAATAACAATGATAATATTATTGAACAAAACCAGTTATTAAATAACAATGTATCGATTCCACAAGATATTTCAGGATTTCAATTTGATGATACAGTACGAGCATTTATTTCAAACGTCCATGTTCAATCTGGTAGTAATAGTGCATTGTATACTATACGTGGTATAAATTGTAATACACATTGGTTATTAACGTCTTCATTAATTGGGAATCCTTGTGGTGTCGATTTTCATATTAGAAAACAAAGTGGTATTGGTTTTGTACAATATACAAATCAAAATTTATTAGGTTCTACAGCAATTAAATATACTACAAATTCGTCTATATATACAAATGCGTCATCTTCACAGATTAATTACAATTTATTGCCTAATCAAGTTTCGTTTACAGAGATACCTATTTTAACATTTTCAAATTCTATATTAGATTCTGTAAAATTATTGATTTATGTATCTAGCAACATTGATAATAGATATGGATTAGTTTTAGCAAATTGTGTATTAAGAAATAATCAATGGAATATTAATACACATAATATAGGTGATATTAGTGGTATAAGATTTGGAATAAGATCAGATAGTGGTAGTAGTGTGATAGAATATACGAATACGAATGTTAGTAGTGATTATACGATTAGAGTAACAAATATAAATATATTAAATACACTGGACTCCTTTACATTAGCTAGAAATACAACTACATTAACAGAAATTGATACACCATTATTACGTCTACCAATTGATTTATATTATTTCCAAATGTCTATTTATGTTAATGTTCCATTGTCTAACAAGTCAGCATTATACGAGGTCCAGGGTGTTGTGTGTAATAATGAATGGACAATAAATTCTAGATATACTGGTGATTATACTGGTGTAAAATTTTACATGACAACTGTATCTAGTGTAGGGTATTTAACTTTTACAAATATAAATAATGTAGATGCTTATATAAAATTTGTAAAAGATGTACCACTGACTTCATTAAAACCATTGCACGTTAGTAAAGGTGGAAGTGGCTCTAGTTATTTAAATCCTTATACTATTTTGAGAGGAAATGGAACAAGTCCTATAATTGGAACGGCTGATTTAATTTATCAAGATAATAAATTAATAGTTGGTAACAATTCTAGTATAATCATTACAAATACAAGTTCTTCTATAAATTTAACAACAGGATCTACATTTGTTGCATATGGTGGTGTTAGTATAAACAAGGAATTATTTATTGGTAAACAATTAGTTGTAAAGGACGTTGATATTACTCCAAATATAGATGACATATCGGCTGAAAGAGAATTTTCTGGGCAAAATAATATAATGGTACCAAATAATGTTACAGGATTTGTTTTTACAGAATTATCTACAAAATCCTTTTCTGCAATGGCTTGTGTAAGTATACAAACAAATTCTGATGAATTTGATGCATTATACGAAATTAAAGGATTAAAAAAACGTAGTGGATGGATGATAGATTATAAACATATAGGAGATGATTTAGGTATAAATTTTACAATAAACTCGAATGGACAAATACAATATACAACTACAAATACTCCAGATTGGTTATCTACAACAATAAAATTTAGGGCAACAACAACTACTTGTATATAAAACAACTGAAAACAACTTAAACAACTTAAACAATTAAAATCAATTAAAATCAATTAAAATCAATTAAAAACAATTAAAAACAACTGAAAAAAACTGAAAACAATTAAAAACTAAAAACAACCGTTTAATTTTTAATTATATTTACTTTTTTATATATAAGTACAGATCTACATATGTCAGATTATTATAATACATTGGGTGTATCTAAAAATTCTACACCAGAGGATATTAAAAATGCTTATAAACGTCTAGCTAGGACACATCATCCAGATAGAGGTGGTAATAAGGAAGAATTTCAAAAAATCCAAGAAGCATACGAAACATTATCTGATAATGATAAAAAAAGTCAATATGACAATCCAGTGTTTGGTAATGGTAATGGTAATGGTAATCATAATTTTCCATTTGGTGGGTTTGACCATCCATTTTTTAATCAACAACGTAATCAACAACGTAATCAAACTATTAAAATGAATGACCATTTGTATACTTGTAAAATAACATTAAGAGATGTGTATTATGGTGTCACTAAACGTTTAAAAGTACATAGAACTAAGATATGTAAATCGTGTATACAAAATTGTAATAGTTGTAATGGAAATGGTAAAATTGTTCAACATATTCAAATGGGACCATTTGCACAGGTAGTTGAAAATATTTGTCCGAATTGCAGGGGTTCTGGTAGGATATCTAATAATAATAATGAATGTTCTGATTGTAATAAAACAGGTAAAATTGAAGAAAATAATACTTTTGAAATAATTATAAAACCAGGTGTAAATAGTGGTAATAAATTTACATTTGACGGATGGGGAGAACAACCTAAAAAAAATAATGAATTACCAGGTGCATTTATAGTAATTATATCAATTGAAAATGACGCATTTTTTACAAGAATTGCTTTAGATTTATTTTGCAATATAAAGTTATCTTATAAAGATTCAATTATTGGTAAAGACATAATTATACCCCATTTTAGAGGAGATATTCCTCTTGATACACGGGGTTTTGGTATAATAAACCCTAATAAGAGTTATATATTATATAACAAAGGATTACTTGGCGAAAATGGGTCAAGTGGTAATTTACAAATAAAATTTATTATAGATTATCCAGAAAGAACTTTTAATGAAGACGAATTAACTATACTAACTACTGCTTTTGATAATATTAATTTTTAATTTTTCTTTGTGAATTTACCACTCGTATCAATTTGATAATGTACTGATTTATACAAATCTGATACATCTGTAAAACAACTATTTGTATATGTTACCAAACATTTTAATTCAGATAAGTATTTCTGTTCTATAAAATTCACAGTATTTCCACATACTTTATCTTTTTTACATTGATTAAGAAATCTATACAATATATCTGTAGAACTATCAATATACATATTTAAAATATTTGCAATGTCACGACGTTTGGTTTTTTCTCGATTTCTTTTTTGTAAAACACTTTTAAATTTTTCTTCGGTTATTTTTTGAGTAAGATAGTTTACGCGTAAATCTTGATTATCATTGATAACATTAATTACATATCTTGGTAATTCAACACGTAATATATGTACAATATTTCTACAGATTGTAGACATTTTTAGACTAGAAGCGCCAACAATACGAGATATAAAATGATTATCAATTTCTCGTCCACATCTAACTTCAAGAAGATTTCTTTCATTGTTTCCATTTCTACGCAACCATTCGAAATAATGAGGATTATGAATTACACCATTTTCAACTCGCCCAGTTTTCCAATTAAAAGGTGTTTGGCATTGTGTGCAAAACATTTGATCACATCCTTCGATTTTAAAAATAGGAGTTGCGCATTTAGGACAAGGTTTAGTATCCTTGGCCAATAATTTTGCAGTTTGGACATTTTCCGGTTTACACGTATGTAAAAGTGTATTCGCCCCTTTTACTTCGTGACAATTTGAACAAGTCATCATTTCACATATACCACATTTCCATTCGGAATTTAAAAACCCTCTACAATTTTCATAATGGCATTTTTGAATAAATGTTTGTTTTTCATTTTCAGGAGTTTTGCACAGTTCTCTTTTACTAACAGATACTTGAGATTGAAGATCACGAATTTGTTTTTGAAGATTAAAGATGTCTTTTTTAATCGTTTCTTGTCGTTGTTGTTCTTCAACAATTGGTTGAGTTGCTGGAAGTAATGCACGTTCGCGTTCCAATAAAACTTTTTCAGTGTGTTTCTTGTAAACACTATCAACAAATTTTCTTGTAAACAAAGAAATTAATGTTTTATAATTCCATTCGTGTTTGCAATTCATACAATGAGCATTTTCATTAGAAGACGTCAAATATGTCTCTTGGCATTTTTTACACGATTGAAAGTCACAAAATTGACAAATAATACAAGCGTGAGTAGAGCGATTAAAAGTTTCAACGCACACGTTACAAGAAGACATTTCGTTACAAGAAGACATTTCGTTACAAGACATATTCTTAAAGGTAGAATTATAAAAAATGTAAAAAAAATTCAATTTTTTATTCAAAAATTGGTTGTTACACAATTGACATTTGTTACTTGGTTATTAAACTAGTTGTACGGTAATAAGATTTTTAATAGTAAAGATCGCATTCTATTTTTAATAGTAAAGATCGCATTCTATTTTTAATAGTAAAGATCGCATTCTATTTTTAATAGTAAAGATCGCATTC